TATCCCATATTCACTACCCGTATTCCCTGTTGCATCACCAACAAGACAATCCGTAGGGGCAGGGGCAGTAACCCCATCGCCTCTATTGGCGAGTTGATCATTCCTATCTAGGGTTAATCGCACCAAAGTTTCGGATAACACTTCTATCTTAGAAAACTTGGCTGTGTTATCCGTGCTGCCCATGCCATCGGTATCGTCATGCCAGCAGTATCCAATATCAAGGATACGGGTTCCATTCACCCAAAAGTCAACAGGGTTATCGGTTTCAGGGTCTAAAGGCTCAAAGGTCGTCCACAAAGCGTCTGATCTTGAGTTTAAACCTGAGAAGTCAATCTCGATAACATCGCCTTCATACCACTTCAGAGGATCACCACCTGCTGAGGCAACGCTCACACCCGTTGGGGATGTTGTACCTTGTGGATAGGCAACTATAGTCGTCCGCTCAATCAAAGGGGCAGTACTGAATCTCCTCGAAACACGATCAAAGTCTCTCTTATAATTACCCGCACTTAAATCGGATAAGCCAAACACATCACACACCATGGGTGTTGTGGATATGCCACCTGTGCCGTCCGCATAAGTGTTAAACACCGACTCGTCTAAGAACCATGTTCTGTTTGTGTTATCCAATAAGGCGTGGAACTGATATTCAAGAGCGGCTGAGAAGTCTACACCTTGTGGGAAAACTCTTCTTCGTAAGTCTAAAACATCAGATGTGGATATTTCATCCGCAAATAGACCATCAGGTCTATCCGATTCCCCAAGTGGAATCGGATCAACACAAATGACAGCATTTGTGAATGTCCCATCATGGGTGGATAACAAACCTGTGTTGGCATCGTCATTTGGATTAAACCCATACCCGCTTGCAGTATCGGCTTGGTTTCGTCTAAAAACAAAGAACAATGGGATGGCATAGACAAATCCGTCTACGCTAGAAAACTCGGTAGAAGATGTTAAGTCTCCATCTCCTGCTATCCATAATCCATGATCCGTATCATGACGGGAGAAGATGCGACCCACCACTTCTGTACCTGCACCCCCTTGAGCATAAATGCTCCCATCGTCTAACCCAAAGGGTATGCTCACAGGACTAAAGAAGGTGCTAGAGTGAACTCTAATCCGATATTGGATTTGCACTCTTCTACTAGACGATGTGGAAATATTTGGGTCTTGGATATTATCGTCTAACCACAATGAACTATCCGAAAGAACATTCCCCGCATAATAAATATGATCCGCATCAGGTTTACCCGTACCCGTTGTCCCCCCTGAGGGTGAGTTGATGACCTCAATAGATGTGAGAGAACTAGGGGTAAAGGTGATATTGTTTCCGTTCGCACCTCCCGTCATCAGAAGAAATAAAAAGTCCGTGCCTCTTGTTTCAGCCGTGATGGTGACCCCGCCAATTGTCAAACCTAGGTTGAGTCCATCATAATCATTGATGGCTTCCGCTATGTTTCTTGCCGTGTGGGGGTTTGAAACACCAACAAAGAAGTCGGTATCCGCAGTTAGGATGATATCAGGATTAATCCCATCACCAATAGTGAGAGTATCGCCTGTAAGAACCCCTACAACCCTTAGTCGAGAGCGAGCGTTCATAGAAGGGGTTACTTCTTGAAGCCACATTTCAAGGAATACGAAATCCGTTCTCTTTAAGTCCGTACCCGGACCTGAGGTCGTCTCAGGGGCTGGCAAGTAGATTTTATTCACATCTGTTGTGGAGTTGGTTCCTTTTACTTCAAGGATTTTCCCCGCCACCAACGCCTTAAAGGGATTTACCCCAAACTCATTTGGAGTAGTGGGAGAGAAAATAAGACTGCCAACCGACTCGTTTATTGGATAACGGGAAAGGATGCCTGAAGGCAGGTCAATCCGAGACTTTTCGGAGAGGATGTCTTGGGATAGATTGAGTTCACTATCCAATAGAGGGCGGGATTGTTGATGAACAACGGAGTCCCAAGAGTAGTTGGAGGGGGATAGATTTCTGCTTACGGTAGATAGAAACTTAGTCATTATGGATACTCGCTCTTAAAAGGTGAGTCGCCATGTTATGGCTAAGACTGATCCATTGGGTTTGTTTATCACGGGAAAAGTGAGATAATTGACCAACACATCGTACTCGGTGATATCAATTGTGGTGTCTCTACTTGGGAAAACCACATCTGATCCCGACTCTTGTACAGGGTCAAAGACGGAACCCTCTACCCCGCTCGATGTGGATAAAAGACCCATTTCAGTCAAGGCACCAACAGCTTCACTCGCCTCAAAGGTGGTTGTGAAGTCTACAATATTGGTGGGAATTGAGTTACCATCACCATCTTCCGAAATGGCTCCCGAAGAGGTACGGAAAATGGGAGTAGAAAACTCCTTACGATAGAGTGGTGTTTGGAGTCTTCTTTGGCGATTATCCGCAACATCAGGGGATTGTGCATTTCCGCTCGCTCCCGTACCCACACCGAGCATATCTATTGCCCTCGCTCTTGCGTCACCCGAGAACAACAACGCAGCTAATACGCCCCCATCTAATGTGTAGATATTAGACTTATCCAATACCACTTCTTCTGATCCATCTGCGTGGATTAGAACTCCAAACACATCGCCTTTGACTTTAACACCTAGCTCAGAAAACCCAAGTCCAAATTGGATAGCTGATGTCTTAGGGGCAGGGATTTGAGACTTGATCATATTGTCCTCCATTACCTATGGGGCTAGGTGATGGAGTATTTAATAACTAGCAAGCCTCCCAAGACCTAGCGTCGCATTACAATACCCTAAACTTAAGCACCAAAAGTAAGCGTGTAGTTGATCTCTAATGTACCGTCATCTGTCTTGGTGATGGTATTCGCTAAAATCTTACGGGCAAAAAGTCTCATATTGGTCGATGCCGTAGGCACTTCATTGGTCAGGAATCCATCCGCATCGGCATTGTTCCCTGCCGTCCACAATCCAATTTCGGCAATCCCGCCCGCTAGGTTACCTTGTGCTGTGGAATAAGTTGTGGTGAAGCGTACTTGGTTGTATGCAGGGAAGGTCACGGAATCGACTCTCCGAGCATAGACGGTCACAGCATTGGTGGGATCGAAATCTGTATCCACCATAGTGACCTTTTGGTTTTGGTTCGCCACACCTGTGTCGTTAGAACCTTCATTGTCGCCAATTGCTATATAAGCTATGTGGTTCCTCGCCGCTTCTTGGATAGTTTGATCCGCTCCCCCTGCCCCTATGAAGTTTCCTCCTGAGGGGAAGGTTGTATTATCAGTCATGTTTGTTCCCTCAGGGCGATTGGGAATCGCTGTGGGGGCTGCATTTGTTCCAAGTTTAGGGAAGACCGCATCCATCAGGATATTGTTGGACATCTCCACCACGGCGTTCGGCCCAAAGACTTCCTGAACAATCTCGCCCTTGCAGTTACGAACAAGTGCGTGTACTTTTCCTGTGATGATCATCATTTCGGATACTCCTGTTGTTAGTTCATAGACCTGCGTCTATAAATGATTTATGATGGGTGGTTTATGAGGCTTGGGTTATGAGGATGCTTCCGTCTTCAAGAACCTGAAGAAACAAGTTTTGCTGACAGATCAGGTTAGAAAATGATCTGTAATCAGGCGGATTGTTTGAGTCATACAGAGTGTTGTAGTCCGTTGCACCTGCCGAGTAGGTGTAAGCTCTAAAGGCTAGGATTAAATCAACGCCCGCGTCCTTATCCAAATAAAGTCTGTATTTTGTCCCTGTAGTCACAGACCAAGAAACCTGAGACACATTATTTGTGTTCGTTATTTCGGACTTGGGGATTAATCCACCCGTGCCTGAGTACTCACTAGGCACACTCACTACTCTCCCCGTCACAACACCTAATGAAGGATCGGTGCGGAGCAATATCTTGGATTGTGGGTCTGCGGCAGCCCCTAATCCATTATCAAGGTTCTTGAAATAGGCATACAATCGCACTTGTGTGGCGTATGGATAAATAGCCGTCTGACCCGTTGTATCTTGTGTGAATGTTGTTGTTCCGTCTGTATTAACTCTAAGTGTGTGAAGATAGTTGCGTTTTACATTCAATGCCCCTGTAGAAGGGAATAAGTTGTAATAACTACCCCATGTATTATCCGTATATTTAAAAGCGATGTTGAACTCAGGCGTAGGGCTCGCATCGTTATTTAACCTAGCGAATATTTTATACTCGGTAGGTTGTGTCGGAGAGTTATATTCCTCGATACGATGATTAATAGTACTCGTAGATAAGGCTCTATAGATCAAATCCGCTTGTGTCGGGGATGTATTGGAATAACCCGCACTTACAGCGGCAGAGAATGAGCCCTTATATAAACCCTCATAAGCCAAGGCATTGGTAGGGAATTCCATAAATCTCGGAAGGCTCGACACAAGGGTAGGATATGTGTTGTCCCCTTGGGCTTGTCGGGCATAATAATCGTTTTCCGAGTACACAAAGAACTGAGCAGCACTACTGTAAAGCGTACTAGAAGTCTGTACTGCCACACTCAGCTTGTCGTTCCCATAAGCCCCACTAAAATCTTCTCGCTCCACATTTGTTGCCGTCATGGTATTGGATAAACCACTACTGTCTGTAGTGGCATCAGAAACAGCTAAGAGTAGAAGTTTGGTGTTGGCATCTGTAGAGAGTTGTGTCGATGGAGGCGTAAAGGGTGCATCTTGAGAGGTGTATCTTGCTACTCCAACGCTCATACGGAAGTTCGATAAGTATCCATTAAAGTAATAATTGGCGGTTTGGGCTTTATCTCCGCCTATGTAGAGGCTTCCATTGCTTGCCCCCGTGAAGTCCAAAGAAGTCACCAAACTCAAGCTGTCATCTATCTTGGTCGCCGCCAATGAATATCCATTTTGGGCAAGATAAAGAGTTCCGCTGTAGCGTGTTAGTGCAAAGTGACTCCAGCGGTCGCGTATATTATTTACCGCAAACCCTATGGTGTAGTTTGTCGAAGCATTTATCCGATATGCCAAATATATCGTCTCTAATGCCGCATCATAGTAAATGGATAGTTGTTTAGACGCACCCGGATAATCTAGATCAAAGATGTATGCCCGATGGCTGTAACTAGTACTGAGTTGTTCGTTAGTCAGGTACTGAAACCACTCTATCGTAAAATCTCCCGCACCTAAGTTGAAGTCCGACTCTCCCGTTCGGCTGAGATATCCGTTGTAATACGGATAAGAAAGAACCCCACTCAACGACAAAGAGGACATAGGATTCGCCAAGGTGGGTACTTCACTCGACCATGACACCGAAGATGTGTTGGATAGTGTAGTACCCGTACCTGTGAACGCGGTCGCAGCATCAGTAGCCACAAGTCTAAAGACATTTATGCTCACACTTGGAAGTGGGGCAAGTGGAATACTGAAAGTTCCCGTCCTTGTGGTCAAATCCGCCGTACCTGAAATCTGATAGAGATACCTTAAGTTTGTAAGGTATCCCTTAAAGGCATTATCGGCTACGGGAGTTGTTTCGTTACCTATGTAAAGATTAGCCGCACTTGAGTTGTTTATGTTGTAGGTGGTTGACCAAGTGCTACCAAGCTGAACTCCATTGGCATAAGCTCGTATTTGAGAACTACGACCAACAAGGGCGATGTGAACCCACTCGTCATTCGGAACTGAACCGAAGTTGTTGGATACAGATGCCGAACCTGTTGAAACCGAAAACTCTAATCCCGTTCGGCTCAATAACCTAACTCTGAACCTATCCGAAGTCCCACGCAAGTTCCTAGAAAACACTACAGGATTCGTCCCTCCCCCTGAACTATCCAAATACATCCACCACTCCACCCTGAAGGCGGTTGTCGAAGTGTCAAAAGCAGATATATCCGCTCCCACCAAGTAAGATGTGTCCTCCCCTGAAAATAAAATGCTCCCATCAACCAAACTCAAAAACTCGTCATAAGTCGTCAAAACTTCATCCGTGATTACACCCACACTATCCAATACAGATTTGGACGATATATAGGCAGTCCAATCGTCCGAAACGGATACGAGAGCCTCCGTTACAACAGAAGTCAAACTCAAAGACAACGATGTCGTATCCGCAACACTAGGCACACTCTCCACCACAGAACTAGGCAAGAGTAAATAACTAGTCGTTAGTGCATCCGAAACAACACCTACACTATCCGTTTGATTCATCGGAACAAAAACGGCTGAAGTAGAGATGGTATCCGTGGATGCTGATACGCTATCCGACAGCACAAGCCTTAAACTCGTTTCCGTTGAATCGTCTATCTGTACACCCTCTTCCAAAACCACCGCCGCCGTGTACTCATAGCTCGCCACTACGCTATCAGACACAATTATTAAATCCGATACCGAAACAGCCCCCAACTCTAGTAATGATGATATTTCATCCCCCAACACAGGCACAAGATCAGACACCGACTGAGACGCTATAAACGCACCTCCTTCATCCGTTATATCCACACTATCCAATAACGATACGACAGGTACACGGAACCCCGCACTATCCGTAATGGAGATGTTATCGGTGAGGTTGGTGGATGCGATAAATACCAATCCGCTATCCGTAACGCTCAGGCTGTCCTGAACACTCAAGCTCTTAATTCGGGCAAAGACGCTATCTACCAACTCAACTACTTCATCAGACACACCCACAGCCGCATACAAATAAGATGTGATCACACTATCCAAAATCCCCGCAACACTCTCTGTTATCCCAATGTTGCCATACAGGTAAGATGTGATCACACTATCCGTAACGCTCAGACTATCCTGCACACTCAGGGAATCCCCAAAGAGATAGGATAAATCATCAGTCACGGATAACACTTCAGAGACATTTGTGGAGATGCCAAAAGAAATCTGATCTGAGATACCCGATACTGCATCTTGGACCTGCATGGGCGTGTACGCATATGATGTGGTCACTACATCACTAAAGGTCACACTATCCAATAACAGATATGCAGACAATTGTGAGAGAACGCTATCCAAGATAGGGCTTAGGTTATCGGATACTGAAGTGGAGTATCTTAAGAGAACAGCATCAAGAATGTTGTTGATGACATCTGATGCAGTCCTCGGCAGGTAGGCGTAAAGGGTCTCTACTTCATCAGATGAGGCACCCAACACATCAGAAAAGTTAAATCCCGATAGACCTGTTATTACGCTATCCGTGATTGAAGCGAGTGTGTCTTGTATGAACTTGGTTTCAGAAGTAGAAACATTGTCCAAGAGATTAGGGATATTATCCGCCGATAATGCAGGTACAAAACCATAAGTGACTGATGCCGCATCACTAAGACCTAAAGAATCTCCCAAATTTAAAGACAAACTCTCCAAAACAGACACGGAGTCCGAAATAAGAGAGACTCCATCTGAAAAGTAAAGACCCAAAACCGCATCCGCATTATCTATTACGGATAAACTATCCAATATCAGAGTAATGATTTGGGTAGATGTGGAGTCATTGATGGATGACAAGCTATCCATTATGGACAAGCGATAAAGGTAACTGAAACTATCCGTAATAGATTGAGTGGTTTCGGTGACGGAGCTAGGGAGGATGAGATAACTTGTGCTGAGTACATCCGTAGGTGCAGGTATGTTTTCTTGGATAAACTTGGACTGAGCGAAAGTTAAAGCATCTGTGGGAGCGTCTACAACATCTGATATGGAGATGAGTGGTATCTCAGGTGTGATTGTGTTGTAAATGCTGCTAGGGATAAAAGATAAGCGATCTCCATGTAGTGGCTCGCTTGGATAAAACACATCTGCCACAATCTCAATACTTGCCCCGACATCTTCGGAGGATTTGGGGGCAAGAACATCAGGGTCTGAGACCATCAGCCAAGAAGTGACCTCTCCTGGATTTGTCGCAAAAGTGACCTGAAAAGTGTAGGTCTTGTTGAACCCCATGTCCATAGGGTCATCTAAGTCATAAACTTCGGAAGAAGAAGCCCAAGGGGTATTTAATGCGTAGGGGGCATTCGTGCCACTAGAGAAAAACCTAAGTCCATCAGCACCTGCGTTTTGCTCCATATATACTTCTATGTAATAGGTCTGATTTGGAATATGATTAAAGTATCCATTTGGGTCAGCTTCATATAACGGAAAGTCGAAGTTTCCATTATCGTAGTTGAGGCTAAAGCCGCTTCCTGTTCCTTGGTCTATCCATCTATATGCAAGAGGAGCCCCATTCGGAGGAGACGGGTGTTGTTCAAAACACTCAAAGCCGCCTCCGTCTGCAATCGGATAAAGGGTTTGATAGTATTTGATCCCATCACTACTTATCCGATAAATCGAGAAGTAGTATCCGTCCCCTCCGAATAAACTGAGGGAGTTGTACTGAAAGAACAAGTAGGTGGGGATTGTTGTGAATGTGGTTAGCTCTGTTGTCGAGATAGGTCCAAGCGTGTACAGAGAGTAATCCCCATACAACACTTCGTCTACATAAGAAGTCTCGGTGTGTAATTCGGATAAATAACCACCCACAGAAAACGCTGTGGGGCGATCTTCATAAAAGACGGGTTCCCCTGCCACTCCGACTTGAGTCGTGGAAGATCGAGCAATAACGCTTCGTGTTGCATCTTTATATCCGCCACCTATTTGAGGTTCAGCTAATCCCAAAGGATTAGACATAATCTCATCTGAGGTGCTTTCGGATAAACCGCTGAATGAATGTGTTGGTTTCTTAAGTGGGGCTTGACCTTCAAGGAGTTTCTCTCCCGAGAACCAAGTGCCTTCACTTGTGAGCGGGTTTGAACTTACAGCCGATATCTCAAGGGTCGTTAAGACATCCACACCCTGCACCAATAAATACCCACTATCCAATGTGCCTAGATATTCATTCCCATCAGTATCCGTTATTGATAGTATGTAATCAGGTTTGAAGCCGAGTTGAACAAAAGATATTTTCCCATCGCTCGTGCTTAGGTTTGCCGTAGCGGGGGCTGATATGTTTGATACCTTAGATGACGAGGATACTCTATTCAGTATAAAAGAGCTATTTAGATATTGTGTGGTGGTGTTTGTCGTGGATGTAGAATTAAGACCATAGCTAGCCTCTCTTTGTTCAAAAAACAAAGGGCTTATGGGTTCTACTTTGTTCAGTACAAAGTTTTTCCGTCTTATATAATAAGGTGGAGCGGAGGGGGCGGAGTAGGCAGACTTACGACCTTGTGTGGTGGTGACTTGTCCGAGCTTGCGGGTAGCATTTAAGACCAAACGAGTATCGTTTAGTGCTGTAAACCGATAGACTTCATCTTCGTCATATGGATAAACGATGGTTATCCTATCAAGGTCATTTAGATATGATGATCCATCGGGATTTAAAACATAAAACCGATTGTCAAAATAGCTGTAAAACTTGATTTTATCGGCTGGTAATTCGATGCCATTCACGAATATAGAACATGATTGTGTGAGACCTAAGGCGATTCCCTTGTAAAAGAAACGGATATTGAGATCAGGGAAACTAAACCACAGATTTGAAATATCAGGCGGATAATAAGTAAAGGTGTAGCTCTCATAGCGTATGTCTTGCCGAACCTTCCAAGGACTAGAGAGGTTTGTGATTTCCACAACGCCCTGAGATGCACTCACAGAATCTAGTTGAATGACCTTGGCAGATAACTTGTGTTTGACGGGTGTTTTTAGAAACATATCCAAGTAATACGCCACACCGTTTAACAACACCAAACTACCATCACCCAAATAGGATAACATTTGGGTTGTAGAAGTAGATGTGTTCTTGCCAACAACAAAACCATCAGCATCTACGGATAAGACATCCACTCCTATGTCGCGTAACACTTCCTCGGCTACTGCGTCTAATGGAAAACTCCAAATTGGATAGTCACCTGAGGGTGGTGTGCTGTTAGAGACGGAGATGACTCTTCGGCGTTGACCAGAGGGAGCATTTTCAGAGGCTTTAATCAGAAGAGAGTTGGGTTTGGTGATGTTTGTTCGATAGAGCCTCAGGGTCTTATTAGAGGCATATCCAAACAAGACATCTCCCCATGTCCCTAGACGGACTTTTCTCATATCCTCTTGGTGGAACTCACCCAAGGATAAAGACATTCCATCCTCAGTCACGCCAAGAGTCTCATCTTCTTCTAAGAGAGAAGCGACCACACCCGTCTTTATGTGGGCTGGCTTAAGAACCGAAAATACCTTTCTTAGATTTTCCTGAATCTTAAGAACATTGAGACTTAGACCAAGAGATGCCTCGTGAGTGTGTGTAGTCCCCTGCGTATCCGTATAAGGCTGAACCACACCATCAATAACTAGATGGGTATGAAGTGCATCTCCCCACTTCATACCAATAGGATAACTTGTGCTTCCCAATCCCGTGGGTCGAGAGAACACAAAGTGTCGGTGATCCTCAGCTATAGAAGTGATGCTGAGGATGCTAGATGTGAGATTAACAACAAAGTTTTCAATCTCTAAGGAGACTTCTGAACCAAGAGAGTTTAAAGCCTCTAGAATTGAGGAGTTACCGCTTCCCTTGAAGAGCGACTTCAGCGTGTCCTGAAGAATGGAGTGCAGTTCTTCAATGGTATCCGTGGAGGGTATGGCAGATTCGTTGGGTGGAAAGACAGAGTACAAAAGCCTTGTCGAGATAAACTCAGCTCTCATTTGTGTGAGATCGGCATCGTCTATGTTATCCACCGAGTCCACCAAGAACTCTGCTAAGATAGCCGCTATGCCCTCATAAAATATCCTGTGATTTGCTCCATATGCTTCCGTGATATAGTTAGAAGCGGTGCTCCTAGCTAGAGAAGAAACGATGCGTTCCGCCAAGATATCCTCAAGGAGTCGGCGTGAACTAGACTTTCTACCCAAAGGGTCTTTTTGAACTCTAGGATCATATGGATAAATACTCATCTCGCCTCCTCGTAAGTAAAGCTCACATCCCCCACCTGTAGATATGAGAACTCATTTATCACCACATCTCTGACTACACCTGTGGAATCGCCTGTTGTGTAGTTGACACTTATCGTGTGGTTACTCGGATGATCCCCTATGGGTAAACATAATCCCACCTTGTGTTGTGTATTTGGGACATCTACATAAACACCTAGACCTGTGTCATAAACGCTCAGTCCCTCTACCCCCATGATTGTGGCTGAGGTTTTTATCCAATTTGCCTTAAATGATCTTTGTGAGATGCCCAACAAAGGTATCTCCTGCCCATCAAGGAAAACCCGTGCATTTACCCCGCCCTCTACACTCGCGTTATTGGATAGTCCCGTGTCAAGTATCCAAACCTGATGTGTGGAGTTGTTGAGTTGGGTTATGTTTCTTAACGAACCTACCACCACGGGTTCTCTTAGAATAGACCCCCCTGCCTGAAGTGCTAGCTGCGTCAATGGCATGATCACATATGCCACACCTGTTGTTCCATCTATCTCACGGATAATATCCGAAACCCGAAGTGATCCACCTAACACTTGACCCAAGATGAGATTGGAAAGGTTATTACGGATAAGGGAGTCAACCGTATTGATGTTGGAACCCCGCTCCAAAACAACTACAGCCTTTATGTCCACATACACGGGGGACACCTCCTTCGCCAATACATCAGCCCCTAGGTGTTTATTAGCCTCTAACTCAACCTGCAAATTGGATAATACGATATTTGTTTTGTAGGTGACTGTGATGTTTTCAAGGTGTTGGTATGTGACCAACACCACCTCTCCATCTGTTATCCCCCCTGCGGCACTAGTCCTACGAATAGAAACCACATCACCTTCTGAGATGATTTCATAATCAGGCGAAGTTACACTTGGATCAAGAGGACTATCAAACACCACACCTGAAGTGTTTGTCACCACAATACTGTTTACATCGACACCTAAGTTTGCCAACCTATCAGGATAAAATCCAATCAGCGTGTGGGCTTCTTGAGTGACATCTATGATTTTCTCAAGTCCATCATTTTGAACACGGATATAATCCGAAGCTCTCGTGGATTGACCCAACATCAGCGGGTCTTCAGACTTAAAGAAGTCGAACTCCAAGTTCGACCCATCAGGCTTGGTTACGGAAACCACTTCTCTAACGGGTTGCCTGTCCAAATGGATATCTGAACTGATCTCTGAGCGATAATCACCCAATATGATATCGCCAAAAGCATATGTCGGTTGTGTGATTGAGACCTCAAGCTGAATGGTAGTCCCATTTGTAATTACAGCATCGGTCAAGTCAAAGAACTCTCCACTCGTGGCATTCTTTAGACCTAAACCTAAGTCTTCTCGATCTATCATGGCGAATAAAGATGGGGAGGAGGCATCAGCGAGTTTAAATAAATAAGAACCTTCGCTCACAAGAGGAAGAAACCTTGCCCCGCGTTTGGTCTTGTATGTAGGTGCATAAGTATCCGTTACACTAGCTACGCTCTCGCCCCTTATCCAAACATCTACCTTTCCGCCTAGTCCATCGTCTCTCACCATATATGGGCTGTCCGCATCTATGACCAAGACGGAAACTACCCCTGAGGTCTCTCTCGCCACCCTAAGGTATCCATTTCTTGTCCCCACATCCACAGAGGACAAATACCCTAAAGACCTTGCCGTCAAATCGCTGTTGCTCTCAATATCCTGACCACCAAAAGTAGCAGCTGTGTTGATCACCCTTAATCCCGCAGGGGCTCCCTGAGTGATTTGACCACTTGTTAAATTCCCCCTTAACCCTTCCTCTATTGCTTCTATCTGTAAGGTCAATTCATAGCGTTTACGCACAGGGTTATAAAGCGAAGCCGCATTTTCAGCACTAAAACCCCCTGATTGAATCGTCTTAAATGAAACCCCCCCTCCCGTTAACACCGTTCCTAAAGGCACGGATAAGGTAAATGTAGGCTTATTAGATAAATAAAAGATCACTTCTCCCCTCGCCCGAACCCCCAATCTACGCGATAATCCAAAATTAGACGCTAGTCTCTCAAAGGCACCATCTATGATGTTTTGTGTCTGAACATCCGTCTGAAGAAATAACGCATCTTTTAGAGCCAGCTTATATGAACTGTTGGAGACCGATATAGATGCACCCGTGTTCAAAGGGTCATCTATGTTTAATAGACTCAGAAAACTCGTGGCTCGATAAGAGAAATCCAACACAAATCTATTACGGGATAACTCAGACACCATCGGGTCTATCATCAAATCTCGGATAGCTGATCCTGCTTGTACTGCCGCATCCTCATCAGCGGCGTAAATCGTCTGAATCAGACTTGTGGTCAGGTCGCTATCCGAAACATTTGGAAGACTAAGCGTTGTGGTTTGAATGTCTATCGGTTGTCCTGAAACCTCAATGCTATAAACGGATTCTATCTCAAGATCATCAACCACTTTAACCGCAGTCACAACATAATAAATAGGGCTAGTCGCAGGAAGGGTTGAAAACTCTCCCACTTGATAAGTCGGTGGCTGTGAGTTCGGCGTGGCTGTCCTTGAGTGCCTAAACTTCATCTCCACACTCAGACTCATTGCCGACACTACTGCCGAAACTCTTATCCTTGTTGTTGTTTCAGGTATCTCCACATCCCCAAGAGAAGCCGTAGATAGTACGGCTGAAGAAGAATTCTGTAACGCCTGAACTTCCACAAACAAAGGATCAGCTACACTCGGACTCAAATCCGCCGTCAAACCCCCCAACTCAGTTATCCGCTCCGTCCGCACACCATAAGACACAGGGTCTAGCGGTATCGCATTTATTAGATAGTATCCATTTAGCCCACCACCACTTGATGTAGAACCATAGATGTTGTAGTAGGTCACATCATTGTCCGTGTGATCAAAAGAAATATCCACAGCATTTTGTGACCGACCGATACGGATATTTGTGGGAGCCGATGGTGGTGTCACCTGTTCATTCTCAGGGGAAACCACATCAAGACGGATAGTTTTATCCGTCAAACCCGCACCACTAGCCGTTATTTCAAATGAGTTCGATCCCTGCGAAATGTCTATCCCACCCATAGATGGAAATATCCATGTGGTTCCTATTATCTCTATGTCCGCATCTACTCCCACCGATGTATAACTTGTCCCATTAAATAGAATTGTTATCTCGGTGTAATCCGAAATGTTCCCTCTTAGGACAACCTCTTCCCTTAAGGTTGAATACACCACACTAGCCGCTGAAGTCTTAACCCCATCAGGGCGAATGATCTCAAATAAACTCATGATAGGTCTCCATCTAGCGGGATACTGCCAGGAACGGCAAATACAATGTTTATGTTCACGGGAGAGCCACTAGCCGCTCTCACCACCACAGTACACAATACACTCGTCTCATCGTTCCCTATCCGTTCCACAGAGACGCTATCCAAACTCAACAAGCGTTCTTCATTCGTCACCACCTGTAGCTTGGATTGCTCTCTCTGTAACCCTTGAAATCTATCCAATGCTTCTTTGACACTTTGCCTTATCAAAGACGGAAGGGCAGTACTAGACTTCTTACCCACTAGACCAACCGCATTAGACCCATACCAATCGTGATATGGATTGCTACCCTGTATTGTCAATAGCGTCTTCGCTATGTTCTGATACAATAGGTCATATCCCTCCACTATGGATAAATCACCCGTGGTAGAAAATCTAAGGTCATTCTCTACCCCTGTTGCATTGCACCTACGACATTGAGACTTGATGGTTGTGTAGGTGATATCCAATAACCCCTCAGGGTCTAGAGGTTTATCAAACGCCAACATATACCCCCCCACTCCGCTTTTCCTCAACTTCCAACTCGGCGTTATCCTTTGTGGCTTCGCTCTCACCTTTGAAACCGAAAAACCCAAACTATCCATTACTGAACCCCTTACGCTAAACCCTACTCCCCTGCGGTTATCCGTAAACTTTAATGCTAACTGATGTTCCATCACAGAAATCTCGCCCAACTTGTTCTCTAAAAAAGAAACAAGCGTAGCTGTGCTGTAAATTTTAGGTGGAATGATCAAATCATAAGAAACTCCACCCTCTAACTCCACCACCAACTCATTCGCCCCCGCCTTTATCCGATATGGACCTTTAAGAGGAGATATTACTGAAGCCTCTCTGAACAAGCCCACCGAGGGCAGTTCTATTCCGTCTCTCCTCAAGACCAAAAGATTTTCACCTTCGATTGGACTCGCAGGTGAAATAAACTTGCCCCCATCTAAAAACACCCGCTCATAACGGATAAGATGAGGGCAAGCGTGAGCTATCTGCAAGTCTTTACTCATATTGTCACCCCATGAAGAAGTGGTTAACTATCCACACAAAACGGATAGTTACATGGGGGCATCAATAAAAGATTTACTTCATTCCCACTAAGTCCTGAATCAGAAGTGTACGAGCAACATCAATAACCGACTTAGGTGCCATAGTGATTGCTCTAAGAGCATCCACACAGGTAGAACCCTTTAAACCCGGTTCGGCATCTGCCAAAACTTGGCGGTTTGAAACTTCAAGGATAAGGCGAAGACGGATAAACTCTTTGAGGCAGGCTGCAAAATATCTTCTACCTGCCTTCATGGGACCCTCAGGGAACTTCTCGGACTGATAAGGAGCTATACCACTCCCACCCCAAACAAACTTGATCATCTGAGTCGTGAACACAGCTTGATTCATGACGAGTAACTTTGTGGGCATATACCTCTCTACGGAAGCCCAAAGACTAGCCACCAATCCCCCAAAGTCTGCCGCCTTTCTAAATTCAGGAGCGACTCTCTGCAACTCTCTGAAGTTAAGTAAGAAAGGGTTAACCGACAGCTTCACAGTCGTTGTACCCCCTCCGGCCACTTCAAAAGTCACCCCCGACAAGGCTAGATATGCGTAAAGGACAGCATAACCTCCGCTGGATATCGCGTTCCTATCCGTATTTTGAATACGCCTTGTCGCTAAAGGAGAGATGCAATCATCAATAAGGGTTGCGAGTATTTCCATCTGAGGCAAACTTGTTATCCTTGTGGATAACAACACATCCTCAGACATAGCAGGTATCTCTAACGCATCCTTAATTACCCCATTTAAATCCGCCATAAAAGAAGCATCATTCTTCACGGCTTCATTGATGAAGGCTTGCCATGTACCATCATCTCCTAACAGCTTTTCTGTGACTGCTCTCGGTTTACTCGGATAGTTAATGACGGCATCTTCATAGGTGAAGTTGTAAGCATCACCCGCACCACCACCATCTTCATCTTCGGGAGCGGAAAAGTCTGTGGAGATGCTTTTGACCGACTTTGAGGATACATTCCCATTGGCGATGTTAGATACAATCAGAGCCGAGGTCTGCTCAAAGACCGACTCTAGTGAGCCGAGATTTAATTTCAAAACAAAGTTAAATAACGAGTTACCCTTAAAATACTTATCAAAGACCGCAACGGACTGCTCAGATTCAGCTTGATTGCGTGCCTCTGTGGTTGGGTAACTCCTAGTACCACGGACATAGCTTGTAGCGTTATATGCCCTAAACCAAATGCGGTTCCAAGCCGACTCGTAGTCGGTGCGGTGTCTGTTCCATGCCTCCTTAAGAGAAGCCCAAAGCTGATTAATCTCCGTATTCGGCTTAGGATTGGAAGATGCCTTAAGTGGAGCACCCAAGAAACGATCTATAAACTTCATGTTGGTCATCTTGAGTTCAGCGGGAGGCTGTACGGTGGTCGTACCTAGCTTCACCATCGCACCCCACCACATCTGAACAAAAAAGTGCTGAAGGGTATCTAGGGGCATTTCCCCATATTCTTGTTTCTTAGCTGGACTATCCCATTTGGTCGGCAACATGGCGAGTTTATCCATTCCTGCCTGTTTCTTTAAAGCGGACAAAAATTCAGCCGCTTCCTTGTTGTGGGAGGCAAACCCACTCCGCTCGATCAGAACACCTAAGGTCAGTAGTTTCTTGTCCATTATCTTATCCTTTCAGAAGATTCTTAGCAGGTTGTCAATAAACAGAAAAAAAGTATCCCACACCCCCAACTAACATGATTAGTGTTGACTGACACCACCTACCCTGTGTAGACTAGGTGCTACCCCCCGTGTCTCGGTGACCAACCATATGAGGCACAACTAACCCTCTCTATGAGGAGACCATCGTGTTAGAGAAACTGCGGCAAGACCTTTTTGGGAAGCGGGAGGAAGCGGCGAAGGTGGAGGCTCAGATCAAAGCTCTAGAGGCTCAGATCAAAGCCCTTGAAAATAAAGACTCGATTTTCGACACCATGTTCAACGAGATTGAGTCGTATCAGGTTGTCACGATCCAACCGCCTAAAAACCGCCCCTCAAGGAGGACTTACAACTCCACAGAGAAGTGGCTGTATGACGGAAAGTCCGCCAACTACGAAAAGCTGAGAGAGTTTTGCCTCCGTCATGGGGGCAGGGACACAGCTATAAACTTTGCTCTAGGCGACTTGGAAGATTATTTTCAAGATTTTATCGTCTTCATCTGCGACAAGAACAATCTTTCCGCTATGGTGGATAAAGGCAAAGAACCCACACAAAACTCAATCTTCTACCATTTTAAGCAGTTCGTGTGGCGGGCAAGTATGGTCGAGGGACAAGATGCCCTGCAACGCCAACGCGGGCGTAAGACTCAACAAGAGTGTAAGCGTGGTTCTCGGTATCACTATCAGTCCGAAGACTCCGCTAAAGTGGTGACAAAGGTGGACGAGGATAACCCCGAAAACACCGAAGTAGACTACTTTTACGACTACACCTCCGAAGCTGAAAAGCTAGCTGAAGCTGATTCCATCTCAAATCATGTCAAACACCTCCTCACCTCCAAGTTCGGTCAGGAGACAGGTCTTATCCGATATGGAATATATCGTGATAAGGTCGAAGGCACCTATCAAACCCACCAAGAGTGGGCTGAGGCTAAAGGCATCACCACCATACACCTAAAGAAACACATCGAAGTGATCGAAAAGGTCATCGCCCAAAACCCCACCGATTTCGGATACTGAAAGAGCGATCCCCAACGGGGGAACACTTCCCTAGTAAAACACTTATATTTAGTATCCCATTCGGGTTATACAATTATTGTATGGCGAGTGAGAGATAGAACCCAAAATCCAAAAGAGAAGTTACCTCCATTATGCAACAAGACTCCTATGTTTCCCTCGCCATCAAGGTTCTCCAAGAACAATCTCAAGGTCTGACTCTCGATGACCTCACGGATAAGATTCTAGAAAAGAAGGGGTCTCCCCCCTTGGGCGGAAAGAGACCCAAAGCTACAATCCAAGCCGCTTTGTATAAGCACATGAAGAGGCATGGCGACTTCACCTTAGATAAGGCAGGTCTTTATTGGATAAAAACCGCTCAGGCTACCCACCCCCCCACCACCAAGACTCCCAAGACCAATCCAAAGCCGTCCCCCGCTCACCCTCACCAAGACAACTTCTTATCTGAGATCAAAGCCCACAACGACAAGGTAAGAAAGCAACTTTTGGATAATGTATTGGGTAAGTATAATGGGACTCAGTTTGAACATTTTGTGGCAGGTGTCTTGTCTCGAAAGGGCTGTCGTGATGTTCGAGTCACACCACCCACTAAAGATAAGGGTATAGACATAAGAGCCATTTATATAGGCTTAATCAATACTGAGGTTGCTATACAGGTTAAGAGATACGCAGGGAAAAACAAAGTCGGATCAAAGGAAGTTAGGGAGCTAAGAGGAAGCCTCAAGCATGAAAGCGGGATGATCATCTGCACCTCGGGCTTCACCAAAGAGGCAATTGAAGAAGCCAGCCGTAAAGATAATAAACCCATCGCCCTAGTTGATGGAAAGATGTTTATTGATTGGCTCATCGAGTGTCAAATAGGGGTCAAAAGCGAAGATTTTGTAGTCCTAAGCCTTAGTACAGATACGCTATAAGCTGACTATTTATTATCCAATAAATTTTCAAGTGCTTCCATCCGATCAAGTAGCTTGTTGTAATCCCTGCGGGACACAGAGCTAGATTTACTTAGCTCGTAGTTAGAACTCACTTCTTCCAATCTCTGTTTCAAATCTTCAACCTGCTTCTCTAGCTCTTTGGTCTGAACATCTGAACCCTGATGACGACCGCTACACCTTTTATCCATTTCACTTTCAGATTTGGTCTGTTTACCCTCGATCATCTTCTTAAAGACCACAAATCCAATCGCGACAACAACAGCTAATGGATTGTCGCCTAGTTTATCCAAAACTTTCTCTAAAATAGTGTCCTCTACCACCTGAAGTACTTCCGCTATGGGCTGAACCTCTTGAACGGACGATTTCTCAATTGCCCTCACAGGCTCAGGCTCAGGCTCAGGTAACTTCTTGGGGACAAATATGCGGGGAGGTTCTCCCACCGATAAGACAATCTTCCTGTCTTCACTCGATGGGAGGATTTTGCACTTCCCTATATCGTCCGTTAGATACTCCCCATCAGCATACCATCCGCCATCTTTCCAAAAGACGAGAGATACATCACCCCCTATTATGCACTCTCCGTCTGCCATTTCTTATTTCTTTGCCTGAATATCATCCGTGATGGACAGCTTGTCCGTGCGGTCGAGCATGAACCACTCGGTGGACACAGGCTCGAAACACTTGAAGTGGTCAAATACCACTTCCTTATCGAAGTCCTTACATGAGTACACATCAAGCTGAATCAGCCCCGGTGACTCCTCGTCCCACACATGGATGGCGATATGAGAAGTCTCAATAATGCAGACCCCTGTTACGCCCCTATTTCCCTCTTTATCCAAATATGTCGCATGAGGTCCATTAAGAATCTTCATGTCAATCTTGGAAATAAGCTCTTTGAGCCAATTCTTCGTCTGTTCCTCGCTCATGGGAGGCTTCATGACATGGGAACGAATCACAATGTGCTGATGAACTAGGGGCATACTCTGTGTACCTCAAAAGGGTCGGGAGGGTTAGTATCCGTTTGAGTACCCCCATAAACAAACTATTAATCAGCTATCCTTAGTAGACGGCATCAGGGTTGTCTGAGTTGTTCCTGCTAAGGTTGGGAGGGTTGACTATGGCATACTCTAGCCGCTCGAAATCTCTTTTGGCATCATATGCCGCATTGATGAAGTATTCTATGTTATCTACAGAGGCAGAACCGATGAAGTAACCTGAGGGTTCTCCCCCTAGTTTGCTTTTGTAGATGTTTATGATTGTCCCATCCCCTGAGAACTCATAACCCTCAATCATAAACGGATCGCTGTAAAAGATTAAGACTTGGGCTTTCAGACTTCCGTACCGAAAATGGATAGTGGTGGTGGTCATAGATATTCCTTCAGCTTCCCTGTGACTAGAGCGTGGGTAAAGAGGAAGTGTGGGTAGTCTTTCTTAGCGAGTCCTACGATTGTTTTTGCACTTCTGAACTCCTGAACCCCCATTGTAATAAACTCACTCATTGTATCGCCATCATACATTTTACCTGCGTAAATATCCCAAAGACCTGAGAAGGCTTTTTCGCCTCTCCCTATGTTCTTTTCCTCGAAAGGATTGAAGCGACTAGCACAAAACGCTGTCACAAGGGAACATATAGACGGAGAGTGCCATTCAAGTGCGTGCATCGCCTCATGGATAGCAACTCTTAGGTCATCTTTTCTATCCATTTCAATTCTACCTAACCCCCCCAATCCCGCCACAAGATAGTTTGCCCTAACTCCCTTCTCATATTTGAGCTGTATCACCCTTTTATCCGTATAGTGGCTCATGATTTTCAGAGCATAAAAAATCCCCTCCAAATGAACCTTCTCAGGCGTAACACCTAACTCATCATAAATAACTCCAAAACCCGGATACTCCGAACACACGATAAGGTTATGTCCATCCCTTGTTATTGTTTGAGGGGCTATTGTTTGAGGTGTAAGGGAAGTAAGTGTGTCGAGAAGTATGGTTTCATCTTTGTCCTGTTTCTTAACCATTTCCGTCTTGTTCAGTTCCAATATGGATTTGGGTACATGGCTGGCGTAAACTAAATGTGGGTGTCCCTCCGCCCTTGCTATTTCTGTTTCTATGTCTGTGTGTCCACCAAGTAATCCATTTAGCTCCATTAGTCCTGATATGTACTCAGATTTAGTCTTAGTTTCGTACATATCAGGGATGCCATCTACGAGTTTCCTTTTGGGCTTGATTGCTACGGATATCTTATCTCTCAATCTTGAGAGATATTCCGTTGCAGTTGAACGGAAGCCCCTGTCGATAAAAGTATCCATTGAGAGACCAAGTTGTACACCATTGAGATCGAGCCAAGCCTTTAGACTTTCCTCGGTATCTTTCTTTATCTTCTTAGCCATCTCGTCATAGACACTCTCATTTCTTTTCCGCCCTGATGGTAAATAGATAGCGTCTTTCAGTTCTAGCTCTGCCTTTAAAAGGAAATCGGGCAGCGTAGTTTCCGATAGGTGCTGACAGGCATATCTCTCTAGTAAAGAGCCCGCGTAGTTTATGGAGGTATCTCCAAGTATGTTGTCCAACTCTACATACAGGGGTCGCCCCGTTGTTTTGGAATAAGAGTGGGTGGCGGCAATAATCCGACGACCAAAACTCGATTTGTGCGTTTTGAAAATACCTGCCTTCTTTTCCATTATCTCAGCAGAGAGCCGATGCTTTTCAAGCATCGGTTGAATGAACCTTTGGTCGATGGCTTTATCTTCCTTAGCTGAAGTATTACCCGAAATATCCGTGGCAGGTACTCCCCTTAAGTCTTGTTCAATAGACTCACCCTCAGCCTTTTTAAGTAAAAGAGCTTTGGTTTTTAGAAGTCGATCCGTGCGGATGCCCCAATCCTCCATTAGATTTGAAATACCCCTATATCCTGATCTGTCCTCACGCACTACAACAATCAAGACTTCTTTGGATAGTTCTACTCGCTGTTCCATGTAGCTATCTTCCAAACGGGGAGAGCTAACTCAGCCTTGGTCTCCATCATGTACTCGTGGAACTTCTTGTAGTTCACCTTAGTAAATCTAATATCCATAAACTCTAAGCCTTCTTCGCTCTTTAATCCTATAGCCTGCGGGCGAACTATCCAATCCTCAGCGTTTAAGGCAACTGAAATAACCGAAAAGAAACGGTCTTCCCTTTCACCCTTGAACCTGTCGACGGAGTATCCAATACCTTTCGATCTAAACAGCCTAAGAAGAGGCTGTAGGCTAAATAACTTGGGTGTTCTGTATGCGTATTTCATATTTCTCACCTAATATCGAGATACCTTTTAGGATTCATAGAACCATTACAATTCCTATATGTAAGAGAACACACAACGGAGGAATAACATGAATTGGATAAAAGACTTTGACGATGCAGATGTCGCAGTTACACCCGAAAAACTTGTGAAGTGGGGTGATGCCGAACAGCACTTTCAAATCTGTGTCGCACCACTCAAGAACACATATCCAAAAGTCGAATTGGATAAAGGGGAGGTGGACTACCTCGATGAGCGTATTTTTAAAATCATAAAAAAGAAGAAGACCGAAGCAGACCATCAGAAAGACCCCAACGAGGAAGAAAAAAGATGGAGGACGGGGCTGTACGGCGAAGCGGCGGTCTGCAAGTTCTTG